CTCCTCCGAAGAGCCCTCCTCTGAACAAGCGTAACCCGGTAAAAATGGTTGTAAACTGAGTTAAATTTCTTAGACTTGGGAGGGGCCGGGGGTGTCTGACGCGCAGCTGCCAGAACGGCAAATGAGCCGGAGCGATTTGCAGGATGTCGAAAGGGCAGTCAAGCAGGGGTGGGTGATTCCTCAGGCCGCGTTTTCTGAATTGCCGAAAAAGCTCTGGGACATCGTGAAAAAGGGCAAGCCGCGTGAAGTGCTGCGGGCTGCAAATATTCTGAGGATGCTCAACGATGCCAACGCCACGCACCTGCCCGCATTGCACCTACACGCCACACCACCACCGCCGCCACCAGTTGCCCCAGAGGTGACGCATGACAACAACGATGGAGCAGGAACTGCAGGATCTGGAGAGCCTTCTGAGCGGATCCAGCGACTCAGAGCTATCCTGTCTGAGTACCAGCGAGCGGCAGGCGTTGGAGCAATTGTTGTCGAGCCGCCGGCAGCAGCAGCTGGACAGCCGGAGACAGGCGCAGGAGCAGGCGACGGCACACAAGCGGTTGGTGAATCGCGAGAAGGTGGCACGCCACCGGGCAGCCCTGCGGGAAATCGGCGAAATCCCCGCCGTGGTCGACCCCGCAAAACGCGCGGAGTGTGACCGGTCGCTGCAGGTGTTTCTGGAGACGTGTTTCCCCGACGTGTTTCACCTGCAATTTTCTCAGGCCCATCTCGATCTGATTGCAGCAATTGAGCACGCCACGACGCACGGCGGATACGAGGCGTTTGCGTGCGAGCGAGGATTCGGCAAAACTCAGCTGTCCATCGGTGCGGCAGTGTGGGGATGTCTGACCGGCAGGGTTCGCTATGCGGTAATCATCGGCGCCAACGCCGATATGGCGACGGCCCAACGCGAGGGCATTAAGCGGCGACTCGAGACCTCACCGACTCTCTACGATCTGTACCCCGAAATCTGCTACCCGATGCGGACGCTGGCGGGCTCCCAGAAAAATTCCGCGACGTACCACGGTGAGCTGCTCCGGATCCGCTCTCGCCCCGATCTGGTATTGCCTCGCATTCCCGGCGCTCCGGGATCTGAAGCGGTGATATCGTGCACCGGTATTGATTCAGGATCCATCCGCGGCAGGTACTACGACCGGGCCGACGGAACTACTGTCCGCCCCGAGCTGGTGATGCTGGACGACCCACAGGACGACAACACAGCCCGGCAGCCGAAGGAGGTGGAATCACGGTCCAAAAAAATCCGGCAGGCCGTGGCTGGCACGCGAGGCCCCGGCGAAAAACTGGCAATCCTGATGCCGTGCACAGTCATTGCAAAACGCGATCTGGCGTATGAATTTACGGACCGCGACCAACGCCCCGAGTGGTCCGGCCGCCGCATCCCCGCAATGCCGCGCATGCCTGACGATTTGCAGCGAGACAATCCGCTGTGGCACCACTACGACGAGTTGCGGCGCGAGGATCTGGCAGGGGGCGACAAGGCCCGCCAGCGAGCCACGCAGTTCTATCTGGACCACCGGGCCGAGATGTCCGCTGGCAGTGAAATCACATGGCCCGCACGCATCGAGAAAAATTGTGTCGATGCACTGCAGGGGCTGATGGACAAATTCCTGTCTGACCGCATGTCATTTCTGGCGGAGCAGCAGCAGGACCCGCAGGGCGAAGATGATCTGTCCGTCTATCTGGACTATGCCGGGATCCTGAGCCGCTACAACAAAATCAGACCGGGACAAATCCCGTCTCAGGCTGCAATTGTCCTTACGGGAATCGACGTCCAGGAACATCTGCTGTACTGGACACAGATTGCATGGTCCAGTCAACTCACCGGATGGATTATCGAGCGGAGCACGTTTCCGAAGCAACCCGTGGCTGACTTCCACCACCTTCGGCCACCTCGCACAATCCACCAGTGGTGCCGGCAGAAATTTCCGCTGCAGCAAATGTCGTGGGAGGAGGAACACACCGCCGCAATTGAGGAGCTGCTGAGCACACTACCCACGCCAGCCAGTGTGACCATGGGCCCGATAATGATTGACAACCGCTGGCACAAGGCCCAGGACGTGGTCCACCGCCTCGCATCGGATCCGCGATTTTCTGGACGCCTGATTCCCTCCGGTGGTCTGTTCATTTCGGGCAACGAAACGCCGATCAGCGCCCGCAAAATGCAGCCGGGATCCAAAAGGATTGACAAGTCCGTCGAGTGGTACACCAAACGCGAGGGCAGCAACCGCCGAATGCTTCTGTTCGACGCGAATTTCTACCGCTCGCAATTGCAAAAGGGGCTGTCCATGGAGCCCGGTTTGCCCGGATCCATCACGTACAACTCCACGGCACCGGACACCATTCTGGCCAGCCACCTGTCCGCCAAAGTGGTGAAAAAGTCCACCGAAACAAAACGTGAGGTTGAGGTGTGGCAGAACAAGCCCGGCATTGATCAGGACCACTGGCTGGACTGCTGTGTGCTGTGTCGAGTCGGTGCGGAACTGGCAGGGTACAGACCCACTGGCGAACGCAAAACCGAACGCAAAAAACGCCGGTTGACGCAAGCCGACTTGCTGGCAAATCTGGAGGCTCGCAAGTGACCAGGCAGGAACACGGATGCAATTTGCCCGACGAATGCGACCGCTGCGGATGCCCGCGGTTCACGATTGTTCGCCAGTACAAAACAAAGGGTTTTGTGAATGCGGTCTGGAAATGTGACTACTGCCACGCTATGACTAGGACAGCGACCAAAAACGAGTGGATAGCACAGAAGAAGACCGAGGAGGCTGCGGACAATGGAAATCGACGACGCGGCAAACGCCCCCCTGAGAAGCGTAATTGGTGGTGAGACCATTGAGGAGCACAACCTCAAAGATCGGGTTGAATTTGAGCGGTGGAAAGCCCAGCAAAACGCAGCCGCAGAACTGCCAGACGGCCGTTCAATGATTCGCCGTACACGATTGACACACAGAAGGCCGTGAGACAATGGCACGCAAGAAAAACCGAGTGACGAAGCAGGCCGCACGGGTGCAGACCGAACGGCAGCGAGTAGCCCACGTGGTCGAGATTCAGCGCGGGCAGCAGCAACTAAACGCCGCGTTCGATTACGCTGAATTGAATCCCGAACTCAACGAGTTATTCGCACGCGCTAAGCACGAATCCGGACTCACCGGATACGACCGGCAGGCCCGCCGAACCCTGATCGACCGCAGCCGATATGAAGTGCTGCAGGCGAACAAATGGTTTAAGGGCGCCGCACGCGCTGCAGTCACATGGGTTATCGGACGTGGTCCATTCCTCGAAGTTAAGATTGCTGGCAACGCCGAAGCCGCCCGCAATGTAGAGTCACTTTTTAACCAGTGGTTCAAACTCCGGCATGGGCCCCGAAAACTTCGCGTGATGTGTTGGGCAAAAATCACCGACGGCACCGGGCTTGCGATGATCACAACAGTTCCGTCGCCGCTGCGAGATTTAACCGAATCTGTAAGCGTTAAGGACATAACGCTGAACTTTGTCCCGTTCGAAGAAGAACAGATTCAACAGCCGTTTGCGGACTTATACGGCGAGGCATTCAACACTCGCTATCTGCTGGACGGCAAAGAATTGGACAGTCAAGGCGATCCCGTCCGGTACTGGGTTCTGCCCTACCATCCAGCGGATGAGCCGACACTGAACCCACAGCCCGTGCCGGCAGAGTACGTGATTGATGTCTGGGATTGGCAGCGACCGTCACAGGGCCGCGGGTACCCCGAGATGGCGACGTCGATCGGTGACGGTCCAATGCTCCGCGTGTATGACCGGGCTGTTGTGGACGCTGCCGCAACCGCAGCAAAGCATACTGTGCTGGTGGAGACAAACGTCGATCGGTTTGAGGACGGCGACGTGAATTTCGACGCCGTGGACCCCGGCGTTACGATGCCGATTGCCTACGGTATGCAGTCGTTTTTGCCTGCTGGCCACAAAGCCACGCAGATGAAGCCTGAACAACCCACGGCACAACATGCGGATTTCGTCCGCACAAACACCGCAGGGGCTGCCAGACCGCTTGGCCAGCCTTCGCAAATCTCAACAGGAGATTCCGGAGGGATTAACTTCGCGGGTGGCCAGTTGGGCCGGCAGGATTACGAAGCGGACGTGGACATACAGCGGCAGGACTGGGAGACGTTATGCCTAGATAAACTGCTGGGCCACTTCCTGCAGGAAGCCGTTCTGCTGGGGTTAATCCCGCAGGATATCGCAAACCTCGCTGAGATCTCGCATGAATGGCGATGGACGCGACGCCGGCACCAAGACACGAACCGCGAATACACTGGCCGGCAGAAGGCTTGCGGGTCCGGCTTAACATCACCTGCATTCTGGCAAGAGGACGACGGGGTCGATCCAGAGGAAGAGGATTTGGCCTCAGCCCGGTCTTATGGTCTGACGCTGGAGCAATTCCGCGAGGCGCGATTCCGGGCCCTATTTCCGGACGCAGCGCTGGCAATCTTAGGGCCCGGCTTAACGCCGCAGCGAACCACACCAAACGCACAGAGAGGACAACAGGCAGATGCCACACAAAATCAAACTTGAGGCTTCGTCACCCGTCACCATGCCGATTTTCGGCGGGCTCGCAACCCTCGAAACGATCGAGGCTGCCGGCGGCGCGAAGGTCCGAAAATTCACCCTGCTGGCATACACTGGCGGTAAGGCCTATATCCCCGGCCGCAGTATGCCGGTTGTGTTCGATTTGCAGTCGATGAAGCTGGTGGATGGTATGCCAGTCCCACTACTGTTGGATCATGACAACACGCAGCCAGTGGGTCATGCAGAGTCAGTCAAAATTGGTGCCGATCAGATTACCGCCACGGGCTACGCCAGCGCTGAAACAGAGTGGCGCGACCGTGTTGTCATGAGCGCCGCCAACGGATTTCAATGGCAGTTGAGCGTGGGTGTGGTGGTTGACCGGTCAAACATTGTGGAGATTCCTGAGGGCCGTTCTGAAAATTTGAATGGACAGCTGTTGACAGGTCCGTTTTTGCTCGCTAGGCATGCCGAACTACGCGAGATCACTTTTACCGCGACCGGCGCAGACGCTGGGGGTGCGGTTGCAAAATTAGCCGCAAGCCTCGACACACGGGAGTCAGACACAATGAAGTTTTCGCAGTACCTTGTTTCGCTCGGTCTTACCGTGGCAATGCTGGGCGCCGACGCGCTGACAGCGATTCGGGCAACGTGGCGAGCCGCCAACCCCGACGCCGAGGACGACGTTCCGGCACCAACTCCGGCAACGCCTCCGGCACCGGAGAATGCCACCCCGCCAGCCACGCCCCCAGCTGCTCCGCCGGCAACGCCTCCGGCTGCTCCGCCGACGCTGAGCCAGTACGAACAGGACGCCGCCGCACAAGTGCAGCGAGTGGAGCAGTTGACTGCGCTGAACGCCAGTCTGTCACCACCTCCGATTGAGGTGAGCGGGCAGCAGGTCTCACTGTTGGCACACGCGATCACCAACCGATGGACCACTGAGCGATTCGAGCTGGAAGCCCTGCGACGCAGACGCCCGCAGGCTCCGGCAGTCCACACGCCGAATCAGCCCGATCGAGATGTGCTGCAGGCCTCACTCGCGATTGCATTCGCCGACCGTCTGGGAGTCCGACCGGATCACCCGGTTTACGAATCCCGCGACAGCCGGATTTCACTGAACGCAAGTCTCCGCCGTCCGGTCAACGATTCATTCCGTCAGCGAGCGATGGACCAGGCCGACCGCTACCGCGGGCATGGCATGGTTGAGTTGTTCGCGCATGCTGCCCGTCTCGGTGGTCAGGATCTGTCACAACTGGGACACTGGAGGACCGACGAATGGCTGCGAGCTGCATTCTCCAGTACCGCCATCAGCGACATGTACACGCAGGCGCTGAATGCCCGCGTGATGGCGTCGTGGGTGGAGCAAACGAGCGAGCTGATGCAGTTGGTCACAGAGTCCGACGTTCAGAATTTCATGGCCGCCGAACGCAAGGCGCTCGAATTGACCGGTGGGACTCCGAGACCATTGCCGAATCAGGGTGTCGCAAAAGACATCACGATGAGTGCGAATGGTGAGCAGATCCGGGCGAAGATGTACGCTGACCGGTTCCAGTTCTCCGAACAGGACCTGATCGACGAACGCTTCGACACTTTGCGACAGGCTGGCACCGTGATGGGTCAGCGGAGCCGCCGCCTGCTGTATGACCTGATTGCCTACGTGTTGATTGCTAACCCGACGATGTCGAACACTCGGGCGTTTTTCAACACGACTGACGGCAACCTGCGAACCAGCAAGGCACTGGACCGCACGAACCTGATCACTGGTCTGACAGCGTTTGAAACGCAGCAGGAAAACGGTGTGAACATCGATGTCCGCCCGACTCACCTGATTGTGAGCCGTGCGAACCGATTCACCGCTGCAGAACTGCTGAGCCCATCCGCTCTGATCACCGGAGAGAACGCAACGCGAAGCTCGCTGAACGTCTTGGCCGGCCAGATCGGTGGCGTGATGTCCGACTCACGCATCGACAACGGATTCACCGACCCGACCGACACAGCAGACGTTCCGGCGACTGTTGCAGGTGTGCCCACCAGCTGGTGGATTGCAGACGCAACACAGCCGGCAATCGAGTTGGTTTACGTGGCAGGCCTTGGCCGTGTTCCACGCCTCCGCAATGGTCAGCTGGGCAACGGCCAGTTTGGTTTCTGGTACGACTGCAGCATGGCAGCCGGTATCGCTCCGGTCCGCCGCAAGTCGATTCAGCGTAACAACGCCTGATCACTGACACTTTGATTTTCCACGGCGGTTGAGGTCAAACATGAATAGCTATCTTGTGCTGCAAAGATTCATCGACAACGGTGTGACCCACGAAGTGGGGGCCACTGCCGAATTCGATGACCTCCGCGCCGCACAGCTGATCAAATTCGGTTTGATCTTAACCGCCGTGCCGGCATCCACTGACACGTCGGACGAGTCCGATGAATCGTTTGACCTCACACAGGGTGAGGCAGAAAACAACGAGGCTGACACGCAGCCCAAACGCAAAAGGAGCAAGTGACTATGGGCGCGACCGTCCACGGTGAATACTCGATCGTCGAAAACGTGACCGCCCTGCGAGCCGTCAGCAGTGGTCATTTGCACGAATGTCCCGATGGCAGAATCGGCTACTATGGCGGCACGCAAAGCGTGGCCAGCGGTGGCGTGATTTCAGCACTTGAAACCGAGGTCACACTGAAGATTACCGCCGGAAACTTTGCTGCAATTGCAGCTGGTCAGCCGGCACGAATCAGCATGACCACGCAGAGCCTCGCACTGACCGGCACCGTGATTGGTACGTACGTTAAGGACAAGCCGCTGAACGCCGCGTTTGGCGTGGTGGCCCTCAACAACGCTGGACAGCCAACGAACACAGCACAGATCCCAACCACGACCACACCGGCGCCGTGATTGACTGACTGAACGATCGACAGATCAACCCCCCGCAGGTTGCAGCGCGAAAGCCTGCAGCCTGTTTTTTTCGAGTTGCAAAATGAGCCGACGCACTGAAGCCGCAGCCCACGTCCGCAGCCGCATTAAGGCGGTTGCTGGCGAAACTGCGACGATCACGCGAGGCGATGAAACGATTGTTTCCGGAATTCTGATCACGCGAGTTTCAAGCCGCAAAAACCTGCAGTCAGTCGGCGGCGATTTTACGATTGACTCGAACGAACAACTCTGGATTATTGGGCTGGATGTCTGTGCTGAGGACCTCGAAATCGGGGATCAAATCACAGTCGATGAAATTGATTATCGAGTGTGTGAGTCGGTGACAACTGGCAGGCATTGGCAGTGGTGGAACACCGATAACAGCGCGAAGGTTTACACGACGAGGCAGTGGCAATGAGTGGGCAGGAATTCGCAATCCGGATGACCGTGAAGCAGGCGAAAACCCTGTTCCTCGATCGTCCTGCGATTATCAGCCGACTTGATCGAGTTGCCCGGCGGAGACTCGCCACGTTCGGGGCCTACGTGATGAAGGTGGCCCGCAATTCGCTTGAGCCAAAACGCGAGATGCGAGCGGATGAGTTGCCACAAGAAATCAAGGACCTTGTAGGCCTCGAAAAATTTGACCTCAAGCGCGACGAAAAAGGGCGAATGGTCCCCGGTGCACGCAAACAAAAAGAGGCGACACTGCGGGAGATTGTGCAGCCTTGGCCATGGACCACGTCACGACCTGGACAGCCCCCGCAATACCGCAAGGACTACACGTACAGCGGCAAACTGTTCAGCCGATTTCGTGACTTGATTTTCTTCATTGTTGAGCCAAATCTTGCGTCTGTGGTTATCGGGCCGATCATTTTCAACCGGCAGGATACACCGGGACTCTTGGAGAACGGCGGCACCACGATGGCCTACCGCCCGCGATGGTTTGCCACGAAAGGCGTAGTTCGCGCGGCATATGAAAAACAACCTGTGAACGTGGCGCCACGTCCCTACATGGCGCCAGCATTTGACACTGCGATTGATCGAAAGATTCCGGCAATTTTCAGGGAGATTCTGTGATGGCATACAAACATGGCCTTCGTGGTAAATTTTACGTCTCGGCAACGCTGCACCAGGCGGGCACTTCGATCACTTGGAGCGAGGTTGATTTGACCGAGGCAATCGGGATGGAGGACAGCCGCGCGGTGGCCGATATCACCAACCGACGCGGGGAATTTGTGACGCATGGTGTGGGCAAGCGCACGCTGTCCTACACGCTCAGTGTGACCTACGATCCGGACGACGCCGCACAGGCGATTCTTTGGACCGCCTATCGCAACGGGACTCCGATTGCAGTGGCCGACATGGACGGCGGGATTGCAGTTGCCGGCAGTCGTGGCGTGTTCGCGGACATGGTTGTGACCAGTGCGCCAAAGCCTTCGGACTTGGCCGCATTCAACACCGTGGAATTCGGCCTGCAGCCCGCAGCCGTGAGCACATACCAGCCGACATTCAACACGATTGCGGCGCCAACCACCACAACCGTCTGATCGTCATTTCCAGTTTCGTAAACGCTTCACGGGGGAAGCAAAATGAAACCAGTTCGTCACTGTGTGCAGAATCCGGATGGCACAGTTCAGTGGTTTACCGCTGTGCCGTTTATGACCGTCGATCAGGCCCGCGAACACGGGGCCGCAAAAATCGCAGACCCGAATTTTATTCAGCAGCAGATTGCTCGGGCGTCTGCAGTTGAACAGGGGGGCAGCGACAATGCCGATGGTTAAGCTCGCAAAGGGCCGTGAGCTCCAGTGTGAGGCTACGCTGGGGCTGCTGCGACGCATCAAACGCGTTCGCGGAATCGACCTGCTGAGTCGTGACGTCAACGTGTTTTCGCAGTTCCTCAGCCACAGTGAAACCTGCTTCCCGGTGATCTGCGAATTCTACGGACTGCAGACCACTGAGCAGCAGGACGAACTGGCCGAAGTGGCCGTGGGCTCGGATGTCGCCGCGTTGATTCGCGGGGCAATCGAAAGCCTCCGGGATTTTTTCCACGAAAGCGGCGAACCAGAGATGGCCGCCGCATTGATGAAGGCGGTGGAGACGATGCAGGCAGCACGGATGACGCTGGCGAGTCGGATCACACAGACGGATCTGGCGAGCGAGGTAACGCGGGAGATTTTGACGATGGAACTGATCCCTGGGAATCCGTCTATGCCGCAGCCGGACGGCTCGGGCTGAACCCCGATCCTCTCACTTGGCGGGAACTCGATACGATGGATCGGGCCCGCCGGTGCGAGGAGTGGGAGCGGGTGTCAAATCTGATAGCAGTGGTTGTCGACACGAAAACGCGAAAGCCCGGCAATCCATCGCGATTCAATCCGTACAAGACCGAAAAACCAAAGCCGCCGAAACCTGAGGTCAGTCCATTTCTGCGGTGGTTGTGAGGTGCACCAGTGGCGTCCAGTCGATCAGTCAGAGCGGGCCGCGCGTTTGTGGAATTCTTCCTCGAAGATAATCCACTGAAGCGCGGTTTGACGGTGGCAGAACGCCGTCTAAGGCAGTTTGGGGCGCGGGTACAGAATATCGGACGCACAGCATTTGCTGCCGGGTTCGGTGGGCTTGCTGCAACCGCTCTGCCCGTCGCTCAGTTGATTGCGTTTGACGACGCGATTCGAATGACCGGTGCGGTGTCACAGGCCACTGGCGACGATCTGGAGCGATTGCGGAACACTGCCTTGGAACTGGGCCGCACGACCTCATTCACTGCGGTGCAGGTCGCTCAGTTGATGGGTGAGCTTGGCAAAGCCGGATTCAATGTCGACGAAATCGACACGATGACGGAGGCGGTGCTGAATCTATCTCGGGCATCGGGCACAGACGCTGTGATGTCCGCCGGAATCATGGCCGCCACACTCCGCCAGTTCTCGCTGGGTGCAGAGCACGCAACCCGTGTGGCTGACGTGATGACGTTGGCGGCAAACGCCACCTTCAACAGCGTAGAGCAGTTGGGCGAGGCCCTCAGTTACGCTGGTCCGGTGGCTGCTGATTTGGGGATGTCGCTTGAGGATACGGTGGCAATTCTCGGAACGCTGGGCAACGTCGGGATTCAGGGCACAAACGCCGGAACCGCACTCCGCCGACTTGGCACGATTACCGCCGCCGAGGCGGACAAAATGCGGCAGTTGTTTGGCGTCGAATTTCTCGACGCTGCTGGCAATCTCCGCCCGATGGTGCAGGTCATGGCCGAACTCGCCGCAGCCACAAACAACCTGCCCGCTGGTGAGCGAATCGCCAAAATGAACGAGGCATTCGGGCTGCTCGGGATCACCGGCGCAACGGTAATCGCAAACACAGCTGCCAACACACAGCAGCTTTCTGCTGCGCTCCAGAACGCCGGTGGAACCGCACAGAGAACCGCTGAGGAAATGGACGCAGGCCCCGGTGGCGTGTGGCGTCGGTTCACGTCAGCGATTGAGGGTGCCGCAATTGCGATCGGCACGGCGTTAGCGCCGACGCTGGAGCAGCTGGGCACGTGGATTACCGAGGCCACTGGCAGAGTCACAGATTGGATTGCGAAAAATGGGGAACTGATCGTCTACGCACTCAAAACCACAGCCGTTGTGTTCGGTGCGGGAGTGGCGCTGATTGCTTTGGCGAAAATCCTGTCCGCTCTGTCGGTGATAGCCTCAGTTGCTGGGGCTGCCGTGGGTGCTGTGAGCATGGTGTTTTCAGTGGCCACTGCTGCCGCTGGTCTGCTGGGCTCCGCGGTGACGCTGATGCTCAATCCGTGGATTGCAATCCCCGTGGTACTCGCTGCTGCTGGCGTCGCGATTGCGGGGGCTGACGTGAACCTGCGAGGCATGGCAGAAACTATGCTGACCACGTTCGGGCCAGCCTACACGCAGATTGTGGACATGATCCGATCCGGAGATTTGCAGGGTGCTCTGGAATTGGCCATGGCAGCCGCGTGGGCCGCGATCCGGATGGGCATGATCAACATCCGCGCGGGCATGAATGAAATGGGGATCACAATCCGCGAGATCTGGGCTCAGTTGTGGTCGAATATTGTCAACGCTCCGGCATCCGCTGTGGCAATGGTGATGGACAAGATTCAGGAACTGACCGACTGGGCAAATCGGCTTGTGGGCCGCGAGGTGCCGCAACGAATCTCCAACACTGAAAAATTAAATCAGATGGTGCGAGACGAGGAGGACCAGCGGCAGAGTGCGTATGAGGCAGAACGCAAGGCATACGCCGCTGAGATTCAGTCTGTCCAGTTGGAAATGCAGGAGGCCGTAGACAAGGCAAAAAAACGCAGCGAGGATCTGAAGGCAGAGCAGCAGCAGTCACCTGCAGCGCAGCCGCCACAACCTGGCACACCGACGTCACCTGGCACGACATTGGCGAATCAGGTACGCCGCAATGTTGCAGCGGTGCAGCAGGAGCGGGCGGCATTTGTTGACGCCGTGGACAAACGCACGCAGGAAGGTCAGCGAGCGATTTACGAATCACTCAACCAACAAACAGCACAGGATGAGACCACGGACGCTGTGAAGTCTCTTGAGGGCACTCTGGAGGACGAGTTTGAGCGGACCAGACGCGAAACCCGAAACAACGCTGTGGTGATTAGAGGGAGTCGCAAGTAATGGCACTGCCACAGGCAAGACTCTGGCGGCGAGAACTGGCACACCAGCGAGATGGGGAACTGACGTATCCTCAGGACGGAACGCCAGAACGCCGCGTAACAGAATACTGGAATCTGATCTGCCTGACCGATCAAGCGGATATGTCTGAGGACCTCTGCGCCTCATTGTTTCCGGATCTGTCGCCGGGCATTTACCGCTCAACCGGATACTACGTCGAGCGATTGAAGATCGAAAAAATCGCCAACAGTGAGCACTGCCAGGCGGTAGTTGAGTTGGTGTTGAGAGTTGGCACCGGACGAGGGACAACCAGCGACCCGAACCCCCTTCGGCGCCCGCTGAAATTCGAGGTGGAAACGGATTTTGACGAGGTGCCGGCCGAGATTGACGGCGAGGGCAACCCACTGGTAAACACCGCCGGCGAAGCGCTGATTGGCATCGTTCGCGAGGAACAGATTCTGGTGTTCTCCGGAACGCGATACGTCACGCAAATTCCGCAGTGGCTGGGGCAGTTCGCGCACGTGTGCGTGAACTCTGACCCGGTCGAACTGGACGGATTTATCGCTGCACCTGAGACGCTCAAAATGCGAGGCATCCGGCTGTCACTTCCGCAGTACACAGAGGTTGACGGACGCGAAATCGAATACCGCGAAATGCCGCTGCAATTCATGTATCGCGAATCAACGTGGCGAAGCGAATACCTGAATCAGGGACTCACCGAGTACTTTCCGCCGAAACCAATTTATGCACCATGGGAGCAAACGCTGATTGGCCAGCCGCGAAAGATTCTGGCATACACTCAGGAGATCCGCAGGCCAGCAACAGACTCCGCCGGCAAAGCGGTGCAAAAGCCGGTTCCGCTCAACAAAGACGGAAATCAAATTCGTGAATACAAAAACGTGGCGCCACCCGACGAAACTCCGCAATATGAATGGGTGCTGAAGCAAAAGTTGGAAAAATCTGATCTGCATTTCGTCAAATATCTGATCCCGCGCAAACTCGATTTCAATCTGCTGTTTACCTGAGGTATCTCATGCCACTGAATAAATTCCGCGGTGACGCACTGCCGCAGCCGAAGGTTCTCCGCCTGCTGTCTCCGGGTACTGCCGGACTGGTGGAGGTGGAGATCAGTTGCGGGTCCAGAGTGTTCAAATTCGGCACGTGGAACGCCTCGACGATTGCCCAGACGCTGCAGGATTCTGGCGCCCCGGAATTCGCCAACATCGCATTCACTGCCGATGGGCAGGACGTTGTGGCCGCCGGTCCGGACGATGACGATTTCATCATTTCGATGGCCGTCCGCCCGACGGTCACAGTGAGCAACGATTTCGGGGCCACACCCGTTAATCAAATCACGCTGTTGAGTTTCAATGGGGCTCGCGCGGGTACGTACAAACTGACGATCAACGGCGTGATTACCAGTGCGATCACCTACGGCGATGCTGCTGGTCTGCTGACGGCAATTGCTGGGGCAACGGGGAAAACGGCATCCGCAACAATCCGATCGTCCACGGCAGATGAAATTTACCTGGAATGGATTGGCGAGTTGGCCGCTGCTCCGGTGTCGGTGGTGATGGACGCGAGCACGCTGCAGAATGGCAGAGTGGTTAACGTCCGAGAACAGACGCCGTACAAGGCGGGACCGCATGACGTGTGGATGCTGGGCGTGGAGGCCGATTCCTCATTCAGTCTGACAATCGACGGCAATTCCGCAACCGTGCGATCTGATGACGGCATCGCTCGCGTTCGGCAAATCGTCAAATCACTGGCGGCAAACAACGTGGAGGTATACGGCGGAATCTTGGCCAGTGGTGACGGGGTCCGCGGTGCGCACTATGTGCTGGACTTTACCGGCTACACGTCCGCTTCACGGCCCTCGATTTCGATCAGCAGTGTAGTAGGTGCAACGGCACTCAAAATCTTGAACAACCCGACGGCGCAGTTGTCGGTATCGACGGATTTCGGCAGCAACGCAAACCGCGGATACGCTGCCCATTTTCTGCTGGACTTCACGACCGGCAACAGCATCACGCTGGAATACCAGGGCCGTCAGACAACGATCACAAACGCTGGCGGGACCATTCAGCCAGATTACAGTAACGGCACGGCAAACGCTGCCTATGCCGCTGTGGCTGCTGCTGCCGCAAACGCCCTCAATGACCTCAGCGACTTCAGCGACTTCCTTGGAATTGTGGGAAAGCACATCGGCAACGCCGAGACGTGGGGTGCCGCCTCCTACGCTCCGGGGTCATTCTACCACCCACAGCTGGTGCACCTGATTGACAATTCAACGAACCTCGCAGCAGCTGCAATCGACGGCAGCTTGCGTCAGGTTGGTGGCACTGGCACACTCCGCAAAATCAACGACGCTGGAAGCTCCGCATCGGGTGCCGTGCACGCAATCTCAGTGCCGGCTCGCACAAGCTCCGGCACTTTCAAACTGACACTGCCTGAGGGTCTGACGGCAGCAATCGCGTGGAACGCCTCAGCCGCGACCGTAGAGGCTCAGTTTGATGGATTGATCGGGAGTGGAACATCAGTCACGGGATCTGGCACGGAAGCCAGCCCATGGCTGGTGACATACGCTGCCAGCCAGAAAACGCGAGTGTTGCCAGTCCCGACTGCGGTTGCATTGGGAGGCAATGGCACTGGGTCCGCCAGTGTGTATCGCAGTCACGTTGTGGCACGCACGCAGACCGCCACGATTGCTGTCAGCCGCTCTGCAGTCTCTGGCGGGTTCTATTTGTCCTTCGGCACTCAGGGCCCGCTCTATGTGGCTGTGGGGACGTCTGCCGCGTCGCTGCGGACACTGCTGGCCACGTTGCCGGCGATTGGCAGTGTGGACAACGTGGTAGTGACGTACTCCAGCGATTCCACGAGTTACCTGATTACGTTCACCAGTGGGCTGTCCAGCCAACTGCTGCCGGCATTTTCGATCACTCAGAACGCAATCGACATTTCCACTGTAGCCACGGTCTCAGTCACTCAGCGAGCCACTGGACCGCGGAACTGGGCGGACCCGACAAACTGGACTCTGGGGCGACTGCCTGGGGCTACGGACGACGTGACAATCGATAACGCCGCCGGAGATATTCGGTACGGGCTGCGCCAGTGGGTGCCGGTTACGGTCGAGGTGATTTACACACCACTGCCGACAACCACCACCAGTTCCACGACCACCACAACTGCCGCGCCGCTGGGCTCGCTGAATCGCCTGCGGGCTTCGGGCGGGCATGATCTTCGGACCGGTCAGATTGTGCGTCTGCAGTCCACTGGCACGTTGCCGGGTGGGCTGTCCGCCGGCACCAATTACTACGTTCTGGATTCGGACAACGAGGCCGGAACATTCCAGTTGTCAGCGACAGCAACCGGCAGCGCGATCACGATCACCAGCGCGGGCTCTGGCGTGATTTACTGTGGGCTGCAGGTTTCATCCTTCCGTGTTGCTGCAGCCTACACGGCACAGCTGGGACGCAGCGAGCGGACGACCGCAAACGCGGTGGAATATCTGCCACGGTATTTGATGATTGGCGTTCCGTCGTCCGCCGCCGCTGAGATCGGCAATGGGCTGGGCCGCGGATCTGATTTGATTCGCCTTGATCTTGGCATTTCCGCCGGTACACTGCGAGTGGTGAGAACGGGCAGCAGCAACGAGACGGACAAGGCTGCCTGCTGTGCACTGGTCAGCAATACCAGCGCAACAGCTGAGGTGATTTCGGGCGAGCTCGGGCTGGCGGCATTTGATGGCGAGTCCGTGACACTTGGAACGCTGGAGCAAAACAACGGGCTGGTGGTTGGCGGTTCGGTGGCACTCACGACACTCACCAAAAACGCCGGCCGGATCTTGATGCGACAACTGACGGTGTCCGGAGTGGCGACGATTCGGGGGTGACTGGTGACTGATCTGTTTGGCATCGAACCGAATGACCGCCGGCCATTCAACGAGTTGGTCGACTGGTGGAAGCGGGTTGCGATCAGTGGCCCGCAGTTCTCTGCCGGCGGTGGAGCCGAGGCCATTCCGCTGATGATCCTGCGAGCGCCTGAGGGGTGGACCCTCGGGCGTTACGCTCCGATGATCGTCGACGCCGCTTACCCCTACAGTTACGACGTTTGCCTGATCGGCTATCCCGCCGCTTACAATGCAGGACAAGTACAGCCGGGCACATTCCGGGTTGCATGGAATGGCGTAGAGTCTGAGCCGATTCCGTTTAACGCAACAGCGGTGCAATTTCGGGCCGCACTCCCGCAGCCATTGCGTGACATTTGTAAGGTCACTGGCGGCACGATTACAGACACGGTAGCGACTGGCGAAACGTACTATCCCGGCCGCTGGTTTGTTTCGTTGCCGGAGCGATTTAGCGGGCTCACTACTGTTCCGCTGACTGCCGGAACTCTGGACACTGTCGTATTGCGTGTTTCGCAATCTCCGCTGTCCGTTGCCCCGATGGTGTTTCCCTGCTGGTGCCTGGTCAACCGCACAACATCCCCGCGAATCGCTGCGGGTGCACTGGCGTTAGGCTGGTACACTCAGGGGCTCGGCTTAATGATCGGGGCGATTGAACCGCGAATCTATGAAGAGTACAGCGGGATCATTTACCAGCCCACGACAACCACCACCGCTGCACCAACTGGTCCGACAACGACAACGACGGCCGGACCGACGACCACGAGCACAACGACGACGGCGAACCCAACAACCACAACCACTATCGGATTTAGCACACCGCCACCGGAAACGCCATGAAACTCACAATAGGCTTTGCCACACACAATGATTTCGATGGGCTCTATTTCTCAATAAACGCCCTGAGAATGTACCACGCTGAGGTTATGCCGCAGGTGGAACTGATCTGCATCGACAACGCTCCAGACTCACCATGCGGGCAACGGGCGAAGGGGCTGTTTGACCACATCAACGTGGGGATTCGATCGGGCAAGCCGGGACACCCATTCGCTGCGCGGTGGATTCCGTTCGGAGAAATCCAGGGCACATCAGCCTCACGCGATAGGATTTTTCGCGAGGCTGCTGGTGACGCTGTGCTGGTGATGGATTCGCATGTGTTGCTGGCACCCGATGCGGTGTTTTCGCTGCTGGATTATTACACGCGAAACCCCGACTGCATGGACCTCCTATCTGGTCCGCTGCTGCTGGATAGTCTGGCCACTGTATACACGCACTTTGATGACGTCTGGCGTGATGGCATGTGGGGCATTTGGGGCATCGATAAGAGGATTCTCGATAACCCTGAGCCGCTGGAGATTCCCGCCATGGGGCTGGGGCTCTTCAGTTGCCGCAAGGACGCATGGCTGGGATTCAATCCGCACTTCCGCGAGTTTGGCGGTGAGGAGTGGTATATCCACACAAAATTCCGGCAAGCTGGCAGACGCTGCATCTGCATTCCGGATCTGCTGTGGCAACACCGATTCGGGGACCCAGTTGGCGGGCGAAAGTCTCCGCTGTCACTGCATGGTAAGGTGCGGAACTTCATGTTGGGACATCAGGAATTGGGGCTCAGTCTTGAGCGCCTGCGGAACCATTATGTCTACGGCATCAACGAGGACACAGGGCTGGCAGAATCTCGCGATGGCCGCCTGACCGCTGCTCAATTTGCCACACTGGCCGCGAATCCCGTCGCCTATCCGCCACTGTCTCTGTTCTGCTGAGGTTGCGATGAGAATCCCGGCATTTATCACTAGTCGCGATTTAATGTCTGCGATCGATTTGGCAGAGAAGTTGCGGCAGTCTAAAACCATCAGTTCCGTTTGGATCTTGGATTGCAATTCCACCTACCCGCCACTGCTGGAGGCATATTCAAAACTGAGCGGTGGAATTGCGGTTTCGTACGGTGCAAACCACGGTTGCCGCGCCTATTGGGAGCGGTTTTCACATCAGGTTTCCCCGCCGTATTATCTGGTCACTGATGGGGACTTGGACATCAACCACTGGCAGGGCGATGAAATCGAGATCATGCTGGACCGCCTGAGGAGCCAGCCCCAATTGATCAAAGTGGGCTCGGCATTGTCGCTGCATGATTTGCCAGACACACCACTGGCCGCGAAGGTCAAGGCGCATGAAGAGCAGTTCTGGCAGAACCCGACGATCAAAGGCTTTTACGCTGCGGACATCGACACCACACTGGCAATCTATCGCACGCCAGACTGGCGTGGATATTATCCAGCGGAACGCTGCTGGCTGGCCCCGGCAAGGCATCTGCCGTGGTATCTGGACGTCGATAACCTGCCACCCGATCACGCACACTATTTGAGCCGACCGGATCACCAAAACGGAACACACTGGAGCGGGATGTTAAAATGCAAAATGAATTGATTCTGCCACGCGTTACATGGATCACACCAACCTATTGCAGACCGCAGACGTTGCCGAATCTGATTGCGTGTTTCCTCGCTCAACAGTATCCGCCGGAGCGATTGCAGTTGATCATTCTGGATGATGCTGGCCAATACTCACCAGCGTGTCGTGGAGACCGCTGGCAGATGATTTCAATCGGGCAGAGATTCAATAGCCTGCCCGCGAAATTCAACGCACTGGCGGGGCTCTGTGAGGTTGAGTCAGGCGATGACGTGATTATCGTGGCGGAGGATGATGACTCATTCCTGCCACACCACACGATGGCCCACGTGGCAGCGCTGCGGAATGGCGATTTCTCGAAGCCGTCTCGGGTGCTCAGTGATTACGGTTGCGGTCTCGGGCAGCACATCGAGGAAGCCGCTGACGGCAGGTTTCACGGATCGATTGCATTCCGCCGCACACATTGGGCAGAACGCGGCGGATGGCCGCTGACCGATCAGGCGAATTTTGATCAGCAGATGATGACCCACTTTTCCGCCGCTGGCCGATTCGTGGACCCCTGCCAGTTCGCGCCGCCGTCCTATGTGTTCCGCTGGAACACCAACCATTACCACGGGCAATCACTCGCCGACGGTCCCGGTGATTGCAATTGGTACCGCAACAACGACCGGCAGCAGCTGGGCCGCGAATGGATTACCTGTCTGGTCCCGCAACTCGACACCTACACGCAGGTGCTCTATGCACGCCTCAACAATTTGTAATCCGTGGAATCCCATGCCGGGATGGCTGCATCCTGGCGGGCTGGATGACCCCATGGCACCTTCGGTGGCACTCACCAACCGCGGATGTTTTGACGCAATCGGGGTACCCTACACGATTGGTGTATACTCTGACGGCGTGTTAATCGACGTCTGCCGCCGCGTATTACAGACTGTTGGTTACATGGCACCTTATGCTGACCAGCAATTCCTGGCGGATCTAATCGCGACTGAGGGGCCGGAGAAAGGCAATAGGATATTTCGCGACATTTACAATTGGCAGTTTTGCGTGCGGCGAAACCAGACGGCTGCACCGGATTCGATGGCGGGATTTTTCTGGTTCGGGAGCGGGCGAGAACACCCAAAGTGGGCGGGGAAATTGTACACGATTCAGGCGAACGAATACCTGCCGCCGGGTGCACAGTTTGCGGAGCCGCCTGAGAATCCACCAGTGGCCGGCAGACCCACAATTACTGAGGGAGACGATCTGAGGCGGTGGTCGATGTTTCCGCGCTCTGCCCCGCAATCGCTGGACCCGCCGACGCCGTACGTTTGCTGGCAGTCGTATGACGCGGCAGACGGCAGCAGTGTGAATTTGCCAGCGGACGTGTACCGGAGCGGCGTGTTTCCGTTTCCGGCCGTGGTGCTGTGGGGCTGCAGTCCGTCAAATCTGATGCAGCGAGTGGAGTTGCAGCCGCTGCAGTTGTGAGGTGGCTGGCCGGCGAAATGACCCGCCCGAAACCCCGCGAAAACGCGGGGTTTTTTATTTTCTGGTTTTATTTTCGGAAAGTCTGAAGAATCCATATTGCACTTTCCGAAAATGAAAGTATAGTTCACGCATCGGAACGACAACCAAACAACGAACGAGGGGAAACGACAATGCGAAACATCGACCCACTGGAAAAGTGCATCAACGGAATCAGTTCAGCAATCTTCTGCCAGTTCGGCAACGCCAGTGTTGAAAAGCAGGACGTGCTGAGCGTTTTGAGCCGCGACGAGCGATGGGCGCACAACGTATTCAAGTATTTCGGGTGGTGGGTTGAGTACGGTTCAGTGCTGACGGGATTCGTTGCAAGCGGCGAGCCGCTGCGGGTGCCACGACCATACGACGGACGGACGGCACGAGAGATTGCCGGGGGTGCTGACAACCTCGCAAAAATGGCTGACAAGCTGTGGGCAAGAGTCGCCTGACACCCGCCCAAAACCCCCGAGAAATCGGGGGTTTTTTATTTTCTGGCAAGTTTTCCCAGAATCCTTCGTCACTTGCCAGCACTTCCGGGTAGCTCTCCAGATAGGGGCAATTGCGGAAATCTGGCGGAAATCCTGCCGGCCCGCCGTCAGGTCGCGCCCGTTTCGCGTAGCTCTCCAAATAGGGACCGCGCACAAATCTTGTGGCAATGCCACAAATCTTGTGGCAACCGCGCGCACCGGTCACGATTCGGAGCATATGTAACACCGGGACAGTGTTTTTTTTCACGGGAGACGAACATGGCTGTAATCGCACATCACATCGAAGCACATCAGGCACGATGCGCCGCCCTGCTGGAATTGTTCCGGCATACCGCAAAGCACGCAGAACAGCATTTTAAGGAGCAGGGTTTCGACCATTACGACACCGTAGTTGAGGTTGCTGCGAAGATGGCAGCAGCAGCCGAGGGGCGTGAGGCTGCAGACGTATCGGAAAAGGTGCTGGTGGCCTACGGCGTCAGCCTGCTGGCCGAATTGGGAAGCATTGTGTGCGGGCTGGCGTGGTCAGGGTACGAATTTCAGCCCCCGAAATAGGTAGGCGGTGAACCCCGCACGCCGGCCCGCACCAACGAAACCCCTGCATTTTGCGGGGGTTTTTTATTTTCCAAAAATCTTTCAAGACGGGGCTTTACAGTTTCCGAAAACAATAGTAGACTCTGACGTGTGGCAAGTGTGAAACGACAAACAAACGAACGAGGGGACAGGGCAATGAAGACAACGACAGCAAACAGCGGTGTGACTGAAATTCTGGCAGCAAGCTACAGCGAAGAGTGCCCGACGCATGGCGGTGAAGTGAAGAAGGAATACACCTTCGGACGTTACGAGGACGCCACTCTGTACACTCACCACGGTTGCAAGTGCTGCGTTCTGATCACCCGCGATCTGGGCGGCATGGAAAACGACATTGCACTGATGGGCCGCTACAGCGATTTGGCTGGAACCGCCACCCTGCACAAACTGCTGCAGAGTGCAAAGTGCAAATGAAGGCGAACACAACACCCCGGCAGAATGTCTGCCGGGGTTTTTGGCGGCAAGTGAAAGAGGGGATGACTGTGAACATCGATGACGAAACAAACGTAGCGCTGGCTGAGGCATATTTGCACGCAGCGTTTGACCGATTGAGCGCGTGTTTTTTCGCGCAGGAATCACAGCCGTTTGGCGTGTGGTGCACAGCGCAGGTGATGGCCGCGGCAAGATTGGTGCAACATGCGGATTTCGTGCTGCTGGGGCTGCGCAGCAACATGGAGTGTTGGGACCGCGTGCATCAGCCGCTGAATTGGTCGGCACAGGCGCAGGTGGCAATCATGCAGGGATTCTATCGGCAAATCGGAACACGATCGTGGCGTGAAATGTCACAGGAGGACCGCATTCAGCACGCGCGTGAGGTGTTCGCGCAGGTAAAGGCCGCAATGCAGCAGCCGTCCAGTGTTGTCCCGGATTGGGTGGCGAAAATGAAAGTGGAGTTGTGAGGACCGTGAACAACATGACACCACACATCCTGATAATCCAGAGCGTTTACACCGATCCCGAGCTATCGCGGAGGCGTCTGGCGATTACCCGCACAACGTGCGTGCCTTCGCTTGCTGCGCAAAACCGGAAACCCGTGGTCCATCTCGCCCAACATCCGGACGACCCGCACGCAGCGGAGCGGCTTGAGTTGATCCGGGGGACGGGCTGTTACGTGATTCAGGTGCTGCGCAGCGAGTGGCGGCTGTATGGCGAGAATTACAACCTGCCGGAGGGGCGGAAGGTTGTCAGTCGCATGGATGATGACGATTGTTTGTGCCGGGAGTTTTGCGAGCTGACCTATGCGGCTGCGCCGTCCTTCGGGGAAGTCGCGTTGCTGTGGCCGAACGGGATTGTCTATTATCGATCGGGCGCGTACGCATGGAGCCACAAGGGGAATCAATTCGTCTCGATCGTCACAGACGGGATGAAGTCCCCGCATGACCAGAAACATCACCTGTTCGCGGAGCAGTGGCTTTATCGAGTCGTGAGCAATCAGCCCGGATGGATTTGGATCAGACACGGTGACGCTGTTACTCCCACGCTGGGGAGATACCGGCGGAAGCGATTGCCACGAATACCCAGCGAGCGAATCCCGATCAATCTGCGAGCGGTCGACCGGGCGATTGCCGAGAGCGGTCCGAGTGCGCCGGATTACGTGACGCACCGTAGCAGACCCGCTGCAGGCACGTTGACGCTGTCACAGGCTTTGTTGCACGAAGGATCGGACAAAACCACCCTGCACAATTACGGATCGTTTTACGATGGGCTGGTGGAGACCCTGAAGCCGTCCCGAGTGCTGGAGGTCGGAGTATTCCGGGGAGCGTCCCTGAGGGCATGGCGACACGTGGGCTATCCGGTGGAGGCAATCGGGGTGGACAGGAACGCGGTCCCGGATCTGCCGGTCATTGTGGCGACTGCGCCGGACTTCGGGCCAGTGCTGCAGGCATTACAGGGCCAACAGTTCGATTTGATCATCGACGATGGAAGCCACCAGTTGGCACATCAGCAAGCCGCGGTGGAGCAGTTGTGGCCGCTGCTGAGGCCGGGCGGGGTGTTTGTGGTCGAGGACATCCAATCGCAGGAGGACGCGAACGCATTCGCGCAGGAGGGCGGGTGGACGTTCGAGGACTGGAGAGAGTCCGGCAGGTACGATGATTTGATAGCCTGGCGAACAAAATGACCTGAGAAACCCCGCGAAAACGCGGGGTTTTTTATTTTCGGAAAATCTTTCAGAATTGCCATTGCACTTTCCGAAAATGAAAGTATAGTTCACGCATCGGAACGACAACCAAACAACGAACGAGGGGACAAGACGATGACGACAACGACAACAGAATACGAAACAAAGGAACTGGAGCTGTTTAAGCGATGCTATGCAAGAGCAATGAGCACGAAGAACTGCCGAGTCAAGTATCAGCAGTTCCGTCTGTGCACACAGATTGCACGACGATCGGCACTGCTGGAAGACGCGAGCGGCTGGGCACGGTTCTGCGAAGCAATGGCGGCTGCGGCTTACACAGAGTGGATGGCACTGCCGGTCGAGTCGCTTGGCTGGGCAAGCAAGTGACACCCGCCCGAAACCCCCGAGAAATCGGGGGTTTTTTATTTTCGAAAAATACTTCAGATTCGGGGTTGCACTTTCCGAAAATGAATGTATGATCCTGACGTGGCAAGTGAACGACAAACAAACGAACGAGGGGAACGACGATGAAGGCGACACCACGAGTAGTTGAGAAAGCCCGCAAAATTCAGGCTGCAGCACCGGGCTACAAAACGCAGGCCGCATGTGCAGCGGCAATCACTCGGATTCAGCGACTGTGGAGGGCAGACGGCAGCTATGGTTGCATGGTGGACGCAGTCAGGGATGCAGTGCAGGAATGTCAGATGCGGTGGCTGGAACTGCAAGGGCAAAAGTGGGATGCGGCAAACGCAACCTGACCCGCCCCCGAAACCCCCGGAAACTCCGGGGGTTTTTATTTTCGGAAAATACTTCAGATTTGGGGTTGCACTTTCCGAAAATGATTGTATGATATGGGTGTGGCAAGTAAACGACAACCAAACGACGAACGAGGGGACGAACGATGAGCAGCTATCCAACACTGGCACAGGCGGAAGTAGTGGCAAACAACACAATTGCAGCGGACGATGCAATCGTGGAAGTGGAAGTGGCGTTCCGGTCATGTGCAGGCATGGTGATGTTCGGTGTGTGGTCGCGAAGCGTCGGGCTGACATCCGTTTCACTGACCGCCCGATGTGCTGACTGACACAAAACGACATCCCCGCCGGGCTGGCTGGCGGGGGTTTTTATTTTCGGAAAATACTTCAGATTTGGGGTTGCACTTTCCGAAAACAATAGTATGATATGGGTGTGGCAAGTGTGAACGACAACCAACGAACGAGGGGAACGACGATGACGACAGCAATTCAAAAGTTGGCAGCAAAAGTCAGTCAGGCAATCGGCGTAGAAGTCGAAATTACGATCCGCAGCACGCGAGATTTCACGTTTACGGCTGACGGAAACTGCTGCGATTTGATTGTCAACTGGCTGAAAACAGCCCCGATCCTTAAGTGCGTCAACGCCGAATATGACGAAGAGTGTGACGCCAGTTTCGTATTTTTCACAGTCTGACAAACAAAACGACTTCCCCGCCGGACTGGCTGGCGGGGGTTTTTGGTGGCAAGGGTTTTGAGTGAGGGGATGAGGCGATGGCAACACAGATTGAGCAGATTGAGGCAGCACTGGGCGCGGCACTGTGCACCGCTTGCAATCCATGCGGCTACGTCGTTGAGCAGGTCGAGGACGGCTGGCGGATTTACGACGACTGGACAGACCACACCTATTCCAAGTTTGCCGACGCGCTGGCGTATGCTCGCAAGTGTGCGAACGACGGAGCGGAGATTGAGGCACCATGACCGAACTGTGCGACAAGTGCAGGCAACCGCTGTGCCCGTGGGAGGGCGAGCGGTGCGAGGAATGTTTATTAACCGAAAGGACGACCGTGACTGACGACATCGTCAAGGATCTGGTGGAGGAATTGAAACGGCTTACAG